AGAGATAGGGAGCTTATCGTTTTAATTTTTTCACTAATGGAGGACAATTATGTCAAGTGAAATTACCACGGCTTTTGTACAGCAATATTCAAATAATGTGCAACTGCTAGCGCAACAGGTAGGTAGCCGTTTGCGTGAAGCTGTGGATGTGGAATCTGTAACCGGGAAGAACGCTTACTTTGATCAAGTCGGTATAACCGCTGCTCAAGTGAGAAGTTCCAGGCACGCAGACACTCCGCAGATTGATACTCCTCATTCAAGAAGAAGGGTGTCATTGGCTGACTACGAATGGGCTGATCTCATAGATGATCAGGACAAAGTAAGAATGCTGATTGACCCTACTTCAACCTACGCCAAAGCGGCGGCAGCGGCGATGGGAAGATCAATCGATGACGTTATCATCACAGCATTTAATGCGACTGCCTATACGGGAGAAACTGGATCGACATCCACGGCACTCCCCAGCACTCAAAAATATGCAACATCAGATCAATCCGATGGATTGACTATCGCAAAACTTTTGGATGCGAAGAAGAAACTGGATCTCAAAGATGTGGATCCATCACTAAAAAGATATGTAGTGTGTGGAGCAACCCAAATAGAGGATTTGCTTAACACTACAGAAGTTAAGAATAGTGATTATAATACCGTTAAGGCTTTGGCGATGGGTCAAGTAGATTCGTTTCTTGGATTTCGGTTTATTATGTCAAATAGACTTAGCTTCGATGCAACTAATACGGATGACAGGCTATGTTTCGCTTTCACCGAGGATGCGATTAAACTCGCAATAGGCAAGGATGTTAGTGCAAGAATAGATGAGAGAGCTGATAAATCATACAGCACTCAAGTTTACTACTGCATGAGCATTGGAGCCACTCGAATGGAAGAGGAAAAAGTAGTTCAAATTCCGTGCAACGAATAATAGGAGGATATAAATGGCTGTTACAACTCAGAAATCAACTGAATATACTAACCGTACTGCAACTCCTGTTGTTAATAATAAGACTACCGAAGAACACGGCAAATTAAGAGTCATGTTTTTCACTCACGACCAGGATGGTGCTGGGGATGCAAGTTCTTCAGTTGCTCTTGGCGAACTACCGGCTGGTAGAGTGAGAGTATTATTGGCATTATCAAGAGCTTATGTGAACTGGACAACAAGTTCAGCGACACTGGATCTTGGATGGGATGCGTACACGGCGCAAGACGGAACCACTACCTCGGCTGATCCTGACGGATTGGTTGACGGGGAAGATGTTGACACGGTCGGCTACTTCGATATGGAAGGAGCCTTGGCTGCGACAAAAGCAACTGGTGGAACTCATGTCTTTGAAAGCAAAGACGGAGTTGTTCTTCGTGCTACATCAACTACAGCAATAGTGGATGGTGATGACCTGGTAGGTTACATCGTTTACATTGTTGACTAAAAGTCGAATAAGAGGGGGTTCATCCCCCTCTTTTTTTTAATTATTTTTTTTAAAGGAAATCATGGCATCAGTAGTAGAAATTTGTAATTCATCATTAAATATTTTGGGAGCGACAAGGATTGTCAGTTTAACGGAGGATTCCAAGAATGCACGGTTATTGAACCAACGCTACGAACCGGTACGCGATGCGGTTTTTCGCGCGCATCCCTGGAACTGTTTGTTAAAACGCGTGGAGCTGGCGCAAGACACCGCCACACCCACATTTGAATATTCTTATCAGTACACGCTGCCTTCTGATTGTTTGCGTGTCATTCGATCACAATACTCCGAGGTTTCAACGGGTGAGGAATATCGCGTTGAAGGAAGAAAGATATTGAGTGATGAAAGCACGATTAAAATTTTATATGTGGCGAAAATTACCGACCCCAATGAATTTGATACGTTATTGCGTGAAACAGTCGCGGCGAGACTGGCGCATGAATTATGCTTTGCCATCACGCAGAACAACGGATTGGTGCGCGGCTTATATGAGTTATACGAATTAAAATTACGAGAAGCTCGGCACGCCGATGCGGCGGAAAATTCTGTTGATACGGTGAATCGTTTTCAAGCGAATGAATTTATAACTTCAAGGTTGTAATGCCTAAAGTTTCAGCGGCATTAACCAACTTCACGGCTGGGGAGTTATCCCCGCGGTTGAGGGGAAGAACGGATTTAGAGAAATATTTCAACGGGTGCAAGATCATGGAGAACATGACCATTCATCCGCACGGAGGCGCAAGCCGCCGACCGGGAACGAAATTCATTCACGAAGTCAAGACAAGTTCTTTATCAACCAGGCTGATTCCCTTTGAGTTTTCAACAACGCAGACCTATGTCCTGGAGTTTGGTAATTTATATATCCGTTTCTTCAAGGATGGGGGAATCATAACCGAAGGGGATAAGACGATAACCGCGATCACGGGAGCTGATCCAGGGGTTGTCACTTCATCCTCGCACGGATATTCCAATGGCGATTTTGTCATCATTACCAGTGTCGTGGGAATGACCGAAGTCAACGGCAAGACATTCAAGGTTGCCAATAAAACAACGAATACTTTTGAACTGCAAGACGTGGATGGAAGCAATGTGGACACTTCCGGTTACACGACTTATTCCTCCGCGGGAACGATTAATAAAATTTATCAAATTACAACAACTTATGCGACTGCGGATTTATTTAATTTAAAATTCGCGCAGTCTGCGGACACGATGTACATCGTGCATCCGACTTACAAGCCGCAAAAATTAACCAGGTCGGCGCATGCAAGCTGGACTATCGGAAGCTACGCGCCAACTTCAGATCCTTTCACCTCCACAAACAACTATCCGAGTTGCGTGGCGATTTATGAGGAACGACTGGTTTTTGCGAACACCAACACCGCTCCACAAAAATTATGGTTCAGCGTGGCGGGTGACTTTGAGGACATAACGACCGGAACGGATGCGGATGATGCCTTGACTTTCACCATCGGCTCTGACCAGGTGAACGCGGTGAGGTATCTCTCCTCCATGCGCACCTTGATCATTGGAACGACTGGCGGGGAATTTACGGCGACAGCTTCAAGCACCTCGGAGCCTATCACGCCAACGAACATACAGATTAAAAGACAATCGGCTTATGGATCCGCTAATGTGGATGTCATACCGGTTGCGAACGTGACTTTATTCTTGCAGAGAGCGAAAAGGAAGTTACGCGAATTAGTTTATGATTACAATGTTGATTCTTATGTCGCGCCGGATCTGACAATCCTGGCGGAGCATGTCACCAAGAGCGGAATCACGCAACTGTCCTATCAACAGGAACCGGACAGCATTGTATGGACAACAAAGACAGACGGCATCCTGGCGGGGATGACTTATCAGCGCGTGGAGAATGTCATAGGATGGCACCGGCATATTCTTGGCGGTAAATCCGACACGACTAAAAACATCATACAACAATCAAAAAGTTTTACGGCGAACGCAAGCAATGTTTCAACATCAGGCAACACAATAACCATTTCCTCCCATGGTTTTTCAACGGGTGATGCCGTGTATTATTATACGGCATCCAATCCGATTGGAGGATTAAAGACGGACACCTTGTATTATTTGATTAGTTCAGACAGTAATACAATTAAGCTGGCTGCGACATCCGCTGATGCCACGGCGGGAACGGCGATTAGCTTAACAACGGCACCGAGCAGTGATACAACGCAGTACATTTACCAGGGTGTGAACATTGAGAATGACACATTGCACTCTGCATCGCACGGACTGAACACGAATGATGTTATTTATTATGATAACACCGGAACCGCGATCGGAGGATTGTCCGAGAATACAAAATATTATGTTAAAAAAATTAATGACAATGAATTTAAAATATCAACAAGATTGGATTTAAGCTCTTTTGTTTCTTTAACATCAGCTCATACGAGCGAGCAAACGGATAACATTTTCACCAACACCATGGCTGAATCAGTGGCGACCATACCGGGTGATCTTAATGAGGACACGACTTACATGATCGTTAAAAGAATCATCAATGGTTCGGTCAGGCGGTATGTGGAATATTTTTCCTCGTATGATTACGGGGATGACATTGAGGATGCTTTTTATGTTGACAGCGGCTTGACGTACGACAGCACCGCGACAACATCCATCACCGGACTTGACCACCTGGAAGGGGAGACAATTTCCATTTTAGCGGATGGCTCAAGTCATCCTGATAAGACGGTTTCAAGCGGAGCCGTAACATTGGATCGTTCAGCGAGCGTTGTCCAGGCGGGGTTGGGATATTCATCCTTGTTGGAAACAATGCCGTTGGAAGTGCCAAGTCAGGAAGGCACATCCCAGGGAAAGATAAAAAGGATTCACGATGTCACGCTTCGTTTTTATAAAACGGTTGGCGCGGAAGTCGGATCCGATGAAACGGACATGGAAACGATTAATTTTCGCACGGGTAGCATGCCGATGAGCACGGCGATCACGCCGATCACGGGTGACAAGGAGATAGAGTTTCGTGGTGATTACAGCACGGATGCAAAAATCATCATTCGTCAAACACAACCTCTGCCAATGACCGTGTTGGCGGTGTATCCGCGATTAACAAGCAATGAGGGATAATGTATCTTATTCCATTTAAGTCAGATCACGCAAAGATCATGATGAGCCAGGGAACCAACGCCGCGCAGATTGGCATGGATCCCGATCATTTTGACATTTTTAACAATCTGGAGTTTCAAGACAAGTCATTCACCGCCGTCAAGGACAACTCTTTTATTTGCAGCGGTGGAATTGTGCCGATGTGGCACGGCGTGTTTGAAGGATGGGTCATTGGATCCAATAAGATTTGGGATTACCCCCTCCTGGCTGCGCGCACCATAAGAAAAGGATTGGACAAGTTATATCAGGAACATGAGATTGTACGATTACAAACAGCCGTACGGTCTGATTTTCCAAAAGGAATTAGATTCGCCAAGTGGCTGGGTTTCAAGGAAGAAGGTTTAATGAAAAAATACGACATTGAAGGCAAGGACTTCATTCGCTTTGCGAGGATAACATAATGGCACCACTGGCAATAGCCGCATCAGCGGCAACAACCGTTGTATCCACTCTTGGATACATGGGCGCAGCCAATGCTGCGGAAACAGAAGGCGCGTACAATAAAAAGATTTATAATTACCGCGCGGACATCACCGAGAGGGATGCAGAGTTAATCAATGAGCAGAACCGCATTAATAAAATCAAGTTTAACCGCATCGCGAGAAGCCAGGCTGCTTATACGAATGTCGCTTATTTGAAGAACGGCATTGTCCTGGATGACGGTGATCCGACTTCCACCCCTCAAAAGGTCATAAAGAATAATGCGGAACTTGTCGCTTTTGAAAAAAAGGTGATGGATTACAACGCAGCCATCGGCGTGAAGAAGCAAATGGATGCAGCGGTCTTTGAAAGAATGCAAGGTGATGTCGCGAACATGACGGCGAGGAACCAGGCGTTAGGATATAAATATCAGGCGGGAGCTTCCTTATTAGGAGGAGCTGCCACGACAGGACAACTTTGGAACAAATATTATTAATTATGGTTAAAATTCCCACAGCAGAAGAACTCACCGGCACCCAGGTTCAAGTTACACCCGGAGCCAAACCTAATTTTTTATTACCAAGCGGATCCCTTTCATCCCCCTTTTTGCAACTGGCGGATGCCTCGGCAAGAGCGGGAAGCGCCGTTGTTGATTTCGCCACCTCACTGCAAGATGCCAAGAACAAGACCATTTTGAATAACGCCGTTCTCTCCATGAAAGGGGAGCTGCAAACATACGAACAAGAATTATATCGTGGTAAAAAAAATGTATTATTGGATGGCACTATTGAACTTATACAATACGATCCATTTGAGATGGGAGCCTTGCTTCTTGATAAAAAAAACGACTTAATACGAACTTATGTAACAAACAACAAGGATGCCAAAGGACTGCTTGGAAATCAAATCAAGTCAACTTTTGAACTGGAATGGATTGAAATTGCGGATGCGGTAAATAAAGAAGCAAACAAGCGCATTGATAAGGATCATATACTTTCCGTATTTACATCCATTGACATGATCCAAGCTGAACTTATTCGCGACATCAACATGGATGAGGAAACAAGGAAGCAGAAATTTGACGGGGTTATTTATTTATTTGATTCCATCGCACACAAGGTTCCATCACAAACATTGCTCGCGGCGATTGATAGTTTTAAAAGGGATGTCACGGAAGGACAGTTTTTAAATTTCACCAAGAATCTTCCGATACAATCCATCGCGGACATCGCCGACAAGGCGGTCGCCTTGAACTTTGAAAACATCTCCAATGCGGGAGTGGCGCAAACCATGAGGGAGCTGTGGCAGACCAATCCGGACATGGTGCAAGGCATCTTTGATGCAGCCATCAAGCAGAAGATGGATGTAATCAACATGGAGGACAAGCTGGACATTAGAAAAGAAAAATTTGAAAAGAGGGAGACAAACAAGTTTCTGCGAACGATTTACTTAACGGACACCGATGTCGGCAGTGAAGAGGACAGGAATGAAAAGGAAGCGGCGATAGAATCAGCTTTTGAGAATTTAAAAAAATTACAGAGCGTTGACTGGAAAACACTGGATGCAGTGGAACGCTACATTGACGGGGAAACGGTCTTTGCGGAGGACACGCTTCAAAGCACTTACTTAACATTAAAAACGAACATTGAACTGGGTCTGTCATCCTTTGCTGATGTCATCAACGCCGCGGGTGATTTAAGCCAGGAGGACTTCCAGGAATTAATGTCATTGCAATCAACGGAGCTGAATAATCTTAAATCCACTTTTGGAAAATTGATTATGAACAAATACGGCATCCTTGAGTCAGCGATTGACACGGACAACCCCATTCACATGGTCATCACTTCCAACGCCGCCAAGGCGAACAATGAGTGGCAAGAATGGATGGCGGTTCCGGAAAATAAAAGAATAGCGACTACATCGCTGGCGGAGGACAAGAAGAAGGAAATTTTTGATAAATACAGCAAGATCATAAAAGATGACATTGTGGATCAAATGAAACGAGGAATTGGAATGTATCTTCAAAATATATTTACAGAAGGGTTCCCCGATTGGTTTGATTATGAAGATCTTCGCGGCACCGTTAAAACGCTGCAATCCGGAAAGGATTTAGGTCTTAAAGATCCTAAACAGGCGCTGGCAATTGCAAATGTGCTTCTTCGATATCAACAATACTTTGACCTATTAGAATAATGGAAAAAAATTTTATAAACACCGATGAAGCCGCGGATCACATAGAGGATGTAAGCAATCCCCTTTACAATTCGATGGCGCAAAACATATCCGCTGATCAGTTCAATGAAACAGATGTGTACATTGACTGGGAAACGAAAACCAAGCACACCATGGGGATTGATGATGACGGCATGCCGCATTTACTCACTTCGGAGCCGGTTGATCTTTTGGACAAGACGAAAAAATCAATAAGCGACATTGGTGAAAGACAAATGGAATCATCCTTGCAGCAAGCGGAAGCGACCATGAGCATGGTGAAGGGTGTGAAGAAATTTTTTGTGCGAAGTAAAAAAGATAATTGGATGTTGATAAAACGAGCGGCGACAAAAGTAAACATTTCCGCCATCAATGCGCTGGATCTCATGAGCAACGGCGCGTACAGCAATATGGTCGAAAGCGTGGCGGGGGAAACCTATTATCGCAATAATGAAAAAAACATGACCATCACCTTGAGGGAAAATTCCGATGATCCGGAATATTCACCGGGCGGTCAGTTCTCACCTTTTGACATAAACGGAACATTAAAGGAGGGATGGCAAGAAATATCCCTTCCCATGAAAAGACTTTACGACACTGACATGCAGTTTAAGGATGAATCCTTCGGTATGCCAGTTTTAGCGGAGTACGCCGTTCAGTACGGAGTACCCGGAGTCAGCATGTACAAGATGCTGGGAGCCGTTCCCTGGATTAACACCTGGGGAAGAATCATCCTGGCGGAACTGGGCACGGAATTTGCCGGTGCCACCAGACACGAACATGACACGAATTTAGCGAACGCACTCGAAGCCTTTGGTTACAGCAAGGAAAATTCCAACAAGCTCCGCGTTGCAATCGTGGAAAGTTTGGCGGCGAATGATGATGACACCGTCTTTGAGCGCAAGGTGAAGAACGCCTTTGGCAACGCTCCCCTCGCTGTAGGCTTTCAAGGCGTGTTGCAAGTTTTCAAGTTAATGAAGGGATTGAAGTATAACAAGGAGGGAAGAAAGTTATTATCGGAAGAACTGGAGTTGAAGATTTCAAATGATGCCGGTGCCGAGGGCACCTTTAAGATTTTGGATGCTGACAACAATCCCATTGCATCTTTTGCCACGAAGGAGGAGGCGGATGCGTTTCAAGAAGCTCTGGGCGAGGGATACAAGGTTCAGGAGTTTAAGACACCATCCCAGTTATTTGAATACGGGATCCTAATGAGGGATGCGCCTCAAATAAAGACAGGATCTCAATTATTTGATTTTCTTCATACGTTGGATTTGGATGATGGTTTTTCTTTAACCATTGATGGAAAAACACCGTTAGATCTAGGTTTCACTAGCGGCTTTATGGTGGCTCCGCTGAAGAAAACGGAGATTATTAAAAGTAAAAAAGATTTCACGATTGAGGATGGCAAGGAGATGATTAAGAATGTGGAGAATCTGGAAAAAGCATTGGGAGGCAAGTATAATGAGGTTTACGCCGGAGGATGGTTAAATCCGGAGGATAATAAATTTTATCTTGATGCCAGTATCAGGCTTGACGATTTGAATGATGCTCTATATATTGCCGAAGCTGGAGAACAGATAGCGATATTTGATATAAAAAATGGAAAATCAATTACAGTCAAAGAAGCCATTGAACAACGAAAACAAACTGGATCTTATTCCTCTGGGAAAGAACTTGAGCAAAGAGGAGAAACTGAAGCTCTTGGTCAAAGGTTTGAAGCAGAGGGGTTGGAAGCTGGTCAAAAAGTCAGCTTAAAAAAATCTGAAGAGCCTTTTCGCTCCAATTTAGTCAACGCCATTAAAAATATTATTATCCCGGAACGCGGCATTGATCCGGAGCAGTTTTATAACACCATTAAAAATACTCCGGGTGTCAAGGAATCAGAGATCAAAGACACGGGATTTTTGGATTTTATACTTAAAAATTCCGAACAAAAAAATCAAAAAATTACTAAAGCGCAGATAGATGAATTTCTTGAACAAAAAGATTTAACAAAAAATATCAAGACGACAATATTAGAACAAGGTCAGTTTGAGAAGTTTAAATCACAACATCCGGAATTTGCGGATGCTGTAGATTATGATGATTTAATAGATATAGTTGATGAGGAACATTTTGTTGATGCTAGTGGAAGTTTTGGCAAGTGGCTTGATGCAAATAAGGATTTAGAAATAGTTAAATTGCGCGATAAACATTTAAAAGAAATTGGTGCAGAGTCAAAGGATTTAGGAATAACTGGTGATATTGCTGCTGGTGAAGTTAGTCTGTTTTTGCGAGGCGCTTATGAAAGTAATAAATTTGATGTAATAAAAAAATATCTCAAGGATTTAGGAATAACTCCTGACTCTGTTACTGGATCTCAAACAAAATTTTCTGCAAAAGAATACTCCCTGCCTGGCGGAGAAGATTACAAGGAGATGATTATCTCCAACAAGGGTACGACAGATGTATATCAAAAAGGTCATTTTGTCGATGTGGCTCCCAAGGGGGAGAACGTTATGGCGCACGTTCGTTTCAATACGAGAACCATCAACGGCAAGAAAACCTTGTTCATAGAGGAGCTGCAATCCGATCTTCACCAAAAGGGAAAAAAATCCGGATATAAAAAAGAAGGCTTTTATGACACTGAAAAACCGCCGGATGAGCCGTTCAAGAAGAACTGGCATGAGATGGCGATGAAACGCATCATCAAGTATGCGATAGACAACGGATTTGATGCGATCTCCTGGACTCCCGGAAAGGTACAGGCGGCGCGATATGACTTGAGCAAGCAGATTGAAAAAATCAGCATTAAATTAAACAATGACGGCACGGTTCACCTGAAGGCTAATGCCAAACGCTCAATACATGAAATAAATAAAAACATAAAGGTTGAGCAGTTGGAGGATTATGTCGGAAAGGATTTAGCTGAAACGATCACGAATGATCTGGAGAAGATAAAAATTCCAGAAGGAGAAAGAATAAAAACAAATAAAAAAATAAAAAATTTAGAGAAAGAATATAAGAATGTATCTCAAAAGATGGACATATTGAATGAAGGCGGAGTGAATGTTAATAAAAAACACTATCCAAGAGCAACGCGAAATTATTATTTTAAATATGAGGGAGCCGGGTTAAGGGTTTATTATTCTTATACAACTCCAATCGCGTATGAATTGAACGGTAAGATGGTAATGCGGGTGAATGATTGGAGCACAACGACAAACAAGCACATGTCTTGGACTGGGGTGCCAGCCGATGATCGCATCCCCGGATGGAAGTTTGAGGAAAAATTAAAAGAAGTAAAATATTCAAATGAAATAATAGTGGATTTTGATGAATTTGATGAGTTGGCTAAAAAACAATCTAAAATAGAAAAACAATTAAAATTATTAAAAGAATCTAACATTAATGTTTACAAGGGTCTTGATCTGCAAGTTGGCGGTGAAGGCATGAAAGGCTTTTATGACCAAATCATGTCATCGTTCCTGAAGAAGTTCAGCAAGAAGTACAATGCTCAATTAAAAACAGGATCATTGGAGGGGGTGCCAAAAAAACTAAAACTGGGACTTAGCGATATTTCATCTAATGAAGTGTATGTGCCGAAGGCTGGAACAGAATTAATTTTAGTTAGGGTTCCTTCTAGTGCTTACTCCAGAGGGAGGTTTGTTCTTAAACAGAACGATAAAATAATATTAAGAACAGATTCCTTTCATGATGGAAAGAAAGAATTATTGAATATTTATAATAAGCTGGTGGGTGAAGCTGGTATGGAAGTTCCATTATTGGAATTTACCCCTGAAATGATCAAGGATATTTTGGAGACGGGTGTTCCCATAGCTTCTAAAAAGGAGAGAAAGACCGCCGCGACCGCGATGGCGTAGAAAAAGGAAAATTAACACTACACAAACGACAATTTTTATATTAAGAAAGGGTAGAATGGCACTCTTCACGGGTGCTTTTTTTCATTGGATAAATGGCATTAGAAAATCCGGGAGTGGAGGAGCTCTCGAACATACAAAACCTCAACATTAAGAGCATTAAGAACATTGGCAACATTGACCAGGTGGCTCCCGATCCAGAAGCGGAGGAGTTTCAGGTCGCCGGTTTTTTTAACATTAAAACAGCACCAAAAATAAAGGTTGATGTTGAACCAACAATAAAAACAAAAGAAACTGATTTCGCCAACAGCATATTCAACAAGGACATGTCGGTGGATGAAGTGTCATCCATGTCGGTGTTGAATGACATTAATGATCCGAACCTGGCATTAACCAACGCGATTAATTTCAAGCACATTGAAAACGTGGAGGGGATCCAAAAGACGATTTCGGCAATTCAAAACAAGTTGCCTGACACGAAACGAACAACACTGGAAGAAATAAAAGCGACAGCGGAACACACCGACATCACCGCAGCCATTCTGGATAAGAATAAAAAATCTTTTCTTGATCACAGTAAACCTCTCGCACCACAAATCACGGCGGCTCGAATGCTCCTGGTGGACAGTGCGAACAAGCTCAACAACCTCGCAAAAATAATTACAGAAAATAAAACAAGAGGAGTTATTGACAAAGAGTTACTGGTAGAGTTTAGACGACAGATGGCGTTGCACGCCAGCATCCAACATCAAATGAAGGGTGCTCAAACACAAATCGCACAGGCTCTCGCATCCTTTCGCATTGACGTGGAGACAGGAGTTGTCAGAGCGGACAACATTGATTTATTGTTGAGGGAAAGCGGAGGCGTGGACTCGGCTGAAAAACTGGCGGTGAATTACTTGTCGATGGTGAATGACAAGGGTCAAAAGGCTGCAAACAAGTTCGCGGAGAGGGGTTTTTTTCTACGATCCGTTCAAGCCATCCAGGAAATGTACATGGGTGGACTGTTGTGGAGCACCAAGACATTAGCGCGCAACTTTTTTGGTAGCGCGATATATTCAGCCTGGGAGCTGCCGACACGAATTATCGCCGGTTCCTACGGTCAGATGGAGAAGGCTTTAAGATTTCAAAAAGGGATCAATCTTGTTCATAACAAGTTAGTCAACGGCACGCACTGGGGTGGAAATCACGGATATGATTTTCAGCAAGGCTTGGCGTTTGTGCAAGGTTATTTCATGTCTTTCAAGGATGCCTTCAGTGTCGCCAATACGGCTTTTAAAAAAAATGTTCCAACAGATGGAAGAACGCGATTTGAAATATCTTCCACCAGGAAGTTGAGCAGTGAGTATTTAGGCATTCACGGCAAGTGGGGATCAGCGATAAATTTGCTTGGCAAAACATCCGGCGTACCGTTCAGGCTCATGCTGTGGCAAGATGAATTTATGAAATCGATTGTCCGTCAATCGGAGCTTCGTTCTCAAGCATCAGCCGCTTATACAAAAACATTGGATGGTGGCGGAACAAAAGAAGCGGCGGAAGAAGCCGCATTAAAAATTTTAAATGATCCATCTCTTGTTAAAACGGAGATTGATGAAATGGCGAGGCATTTTGTTTTCCAGGATGACTTGGGAGCATTCACTTCCAAGATCCAGGCGTTGCAGAATGTGCCGGGAATGAGAATATTAATTCCTTTTATTAAAACGCCGGTCAACATCGTTAAGACCGTTTCCGCCATGCACGGACACATGGGGTTGGTCGGAATTAATCCAAAGTTCTGGAAAAACGCGAAGTACAGACAGCGCACCATGGCGCAAATGACTCTGACAGCCGGAACGGTCGGAGTGGTTTATAATTATTATTCTAACGGAAACATCACCGGAGCTCCTCCGCGCGATGCAAAGATTAGAAACAACATGTATGAGTTTGGATGGCAGCCGTATTCAATGGTGATACGCGATCCGAACATTGATCCAAACCTACCGCTCTTTGATGAGTACGGCATTCCGACAGGAAAGCACAAGTATGTCAGTTATGCGGGAATGGAGCCTTTAGGCGGATTGATCGCGATCTGGACTACCGCTTTTCAGCGCATGGAAAGAACGCGCAATCCAAAGGAACGCGACAACATCGCCATGGCGGCGGTCTTGTCGGCAAAGGATTATTTCAAGGAAATCCCCTACATCAAGGCGATGGGTGATATTTTTAAAATTTTTGACAACACCTACACGGGTGATATTGGAACAAAGAAATTAGTCGAGGACATTGTAGGAGCATTCCTTCCGTTCTCGGCGCAGTTGAGAAATTTATCCGACCTGTCCGATGCGACATTGCGGGAGCTC